GGACCGCCTGTTCCTGCTGAGATACCACCTGCTGTGCTACCATCAGAAACTTTCAGGTTACCTGCATTAGGATCGTAGAATAATTCTCCCTTGTTACCTACAAAAGTAGCAGCATTAGTACCACCCAACTTTTCTAGAAAGGGTCTAAAGGTATCAGCCATTTTTCTTATCGAAGTCGTGAATGTTTTCTGACCCACCTACAGAGAATGGGTTATATTTACTAGTAGCTATCTGATATAACTTTTCGTGAATGGTTTCTTCTTTCTCTTCTTCAACTGGACCTTCGTAGTCCAAACCATCTTCTTTATCTGTACTGAGCCAGTTATAGTTTGGATCAAACCAAGGATCATAAGGTAAAATGTCTGGTGCTGGATACGTCATTTGTCTTTCCATCCTCCTGCTTTAAGCCAATTGTTGTAGTGTGGGTTGTCCCAGTTATCACTAATTTCATATGAAGGGATCACAACCTCTTGGATGTATCTCCTATTCTCTTCAACAAGTTTTACCTTGGCATCTATTTGAGCACCCCACCATATAGCACCACCTAATTGTGCTGCTAAGAATGTGAGGATTGGAATTGGAATGTTCTTCATTTTTTCTTATTATGTTGTGCCCACGAGAAGGCATATGCTTTTTCCTTACCAACTTTCTTCTTTAGTTTCTTCACCTGCTTTTCCCTTCCAGGAGGTGCAGTTTCAATAATATCTGAAAGATTATCACTAAGGTTCACAATAGACTCATTTGCATCAGAGTTACTACCCTGATACTCAGACATCCTTTGATCCTTTTCTTCCTGAGATACATCGTCTACACTGTAGCGATCCCACATCTTTCCACCGTAGCCACAAGTACCACGTTTTTCCCTCTTCTCACAGAGACGGCAATACTTTTCACCACTCTTCTTTTTAACTGGAGGGCACTTAAATTCAGATAGTTTCTTCATTTGAAATTAGCAGGTAAGTTGCTCTTAATCTCATTCATCAATTTCTTACATTCACCATCGCTTAATGCTCTAGGAATGCCTTGACGAAATGCAGCGAAGTCTTCAGCAAACGCTGCACGTCTCATCTTAGTACCAGATATTGCAAACGTATCACCGTCTGCATCACGATTACCAGATGAAACAACTTCTAAAGAACGGAAATAATAGTCCTTTCCGTTATATTTATGAATCCACTGAAATGCACCTACACGATCTGACCCAACAACCAGTACAGCATCATCATATCCATCATTTTGTATGTCTTGTAAGCATTCTATCACAGACTTTTGTGCATTACAGATGTTGTTGGCATAAGAACGGAACATCTTCTTCATCCACTGCACCTTCTTAGCTGGTTCTAATGGATTTTTACCAGTTTTATCGTGTGATTTGGATGTATATACCCTCCAGTCACATTTAGAAGCTGCATTTTTTACACCTTTTATGTTCTCCTCGTGTCCTATGGTGGGTGGTTGAAACCTACCAAAGGTAAAATAGCAGCAATCGTATATTTTTTCTAACGCCATTGCTTCTGGATAGTAAAGTTGTTGTATGCAAACTCAAGACGGTTGACTAACTTAATCATATTACCATCTTGGTGTAGTACATACCCTTCTGGAGTGGTCACTTTATAACCCTTCTCAGTCTCAACGTAAGTCCTAAAGGTCTCAAGTTTATCTAGCTTATCTATGATGAATTGCTTGGTCTGTTGAATCTCCTTATAGAGTTCAATCATATATCTGAATGATGATTCATTCTCATCTAAGTATTTCTCTGACTCATAAACCAACTGACGCTTTGCAGTAAGATTCTTTTGTGTCTTAATCTTGGCAAGTTCCTTCTTCATCTTCTCGTGATAGAAAGTGATCAACTTATCAAGAGTTGTTCTGACATCACCAACTGCTTGACCCTCACGGATCATACTATTAAAGAATTGCTTGAGGTATGAAGCAACGTGAAATTTTTTATCCCCAGTTGTTCCCGTTTTTTCCACAATATTATCGAGGAATTCCCCAGTCTTTCCACAGAGCTGAAAAATCTTATTGATCCTTTGCTCGAAGTGGCTCATTTCAGAGGTCGTAAGTGTCACTTCCTGCACAGCTGTGTCATTAGATATGACAGCTACTTCTGAAACTTTCTGGAATGTATGGATAGGTGCACCTGCTCTTGCTTGCATAGTTGGCAAGTCAGTACCAGTGTAATGAGTATGGAATACCACTCCAATCTTTGCATTACCTACGTGTTGACCTATTTCGTGATCAGTTGGTATAGCATATGAAATAGTATTAGGTCTAAAACTATAAACCCTCTCACCTTGTATAGTCTCAGTCTTTCTAGTGTCGTCAGTGAATAGCAAGTCACCCTGTATCACACCATTAATACCCAACTTCTTAAAGTACTTCAAAGAATACTTTAACTTCTTAGCTAGATCTCCTTCATACCATCTATCTACTGCATCCTCACTGAAACACATCTTAGGTTCAGTCTTATTAAACACAGACTTAGTACCTACAAAGAACATACCACTGTTAGGTTCGGTACCACATATAACAGAAGGAGCACCGTCCCACTTGGTCTGCATAAAACCTGTGGCATCTGCCTTCTTACCTAGCATCTTTGCTAGTTCTCTTAAAAAATTTACAGCAGCGTGACACCCTTCAACCCCATAGTTGAGCATCTCATCCTCAAGGTGTTCGAGGTGTTTTAACTGAGTGACATTTGCCATTACTGATAGTCTTTTCTTACTCGGTCTTTCATATGAGTACTACCGATAGGAGGATTAGCATCCTCATCCATAGTCTCAGTCCACATATTTTCTTTATCAAACTTATATCCTGACTGTAGCTTATCTGGCCAACCACCACCTTGGTCTTCACCTGCTGCCCTACCAGTTCTACCACCAGAGGTATCTCTTATATTGAACTTGAATACAACACCAGGACATTTAACCTCAATATTAATTCTTACACCCGTACCAGTCTGACCACCATAGTAGACATCAACTGACGTTGGATTAGCAAAGGAGTCACATAACCCCTTAGTCATTTCAAAGTTGTATATATTACCACCTCCCTGTTGGTGACAGTAGTGGTATCCATATCCTACAGATCCTAAGATCATAGAACGAAGTAGAGGTCTATCATACTTGACATTCATCTCTGCTCCACCACCTTGAACTTCACCAGCACCCTGATCAGCAGCACCAGTCTTAAATATTTGGCAGAATCTTTCGTTATTAATACCAAAAGTTTTTAGTATAGCCAAACCAGTCTCGTGTGTGATGGCACCAGATTCTATCTGATCCCTTGAGAAGAATTTAGTTACACCAAGGTTTGACATAGTAGTGGTACCACTAGTTTTCAGTGAAAGATATATTAAACCAACTCCACGTGCTGACTTCTCACAACTATATTTCAGTGTAATGTCAGTAACCTTAGCACCTATATTATAATTGGTATCAGTTGCTTCACCAATCTGCCACTTATTACCTAGGTATTTCATAGGTCGCTTCTGGTTTAAAGCTCCCATTGGCATTACCTCTACGATATCGCATTCTTCTAGATCGTAGTGTTCAATAATATCCTTAGCAAATTGATGATACGGACCTGGAGGTACTTCTCCTTCTTCTTTCCACAATCTAAGATATCTTTCTAATGCTTCTTCAAATAAAGAACCAGCATTTTGTTTACCTCTACCTCCTCTACTACCATCACCAAACGAAATTTTTAAACCAGTACCCTTAATACCATATGCTCTCTTAAGATCACCAATGGTTGCATATTTTACTTTGACTGCTCTTGCTACCTTAACTTGATTCTTTGATGTACTTTGAAATGCTAATGGTCCTTCCACAGCAATGTCGGGGTCATCAGTAAGACCCTTCCACAAACTATAGACGTTATCCATCTTCTCACTTTCGTGAGATTCGTATAAGGTACCAAAAAGTTTTAGTGCCTCTGGATTTGTCTTAGGAATTTTATCGTATGCCATAAGACTATTTAGATTTCAATCCAATAGATCTATAGCTATTTTTCTCGCTGATCTGTTCGCTGTGATTAACTTGTGCATCCAGATCCTTTCTTCAAGGGTAACTGGACCTTCGGATTTAATTCTGCATATAATATCAGTCAGTTCCAACCTCATCTTTGTGCTTAACATCATACTCTATGACGATCTTCTTACTACTTATACCAGCTGAGGTTAAACATTCCATTCTTGTTGCAGTTCCATTCAATAAAGCAGCAATCTGTAATATCTCTGAAATAAGATCTCCTTCATCTACTGTATAGTCCTCTTGAAGTTCTGCACAATCTATTTGTTTCTCATCTTCATAGCATTTCACTAGTTGATCTCCTCTAGTAGTACATCCTCCTTCTGGATTATCCAACACATCACATTCCTTATACTCCTCTACACATTCTGTTTCACATTCTTTATCGTTTGGAGGACAATCAGTAGTACACTCAAGAAGTTGATCGGTACAGTCCTTCTCTTCCTCCTTAGGTCTAAGTTTCATTTGAATACAGGAATAGGAACTAGTTTGGTGTTAAAGAAATCTTTTGATCTCTCGAACACAGGATAGAATTGACATACTCCTTTCTCTGAACTACAAGCTTCCATTGGAGTCCAGTGGAGGTCATCTATAATGTCATACCCTATACTAACACGGATTCCCTCATATGGCAAGGGCTTTACAGCGTGCATTAACGGACCTGGACCAAGATACTGTAGTCCTTGCTTGTTCGCTATCTTATATGGATACTCATCAGAGTCTAGTGGGTGCTTAGTACGATCATCATTCTCATAGTACCAAAGACACTGTTCATCTCTATCATCAAAATTCTTAGGGATCCAATCTGCAAATACTGTCTCAGTTGGTTTATCACTTAAGTGAATAAATCCGTGGTACTTACAATAGCTATGGTTATGCCATCCCAATGACATCTTACCTAACTCCTCATACCTATGTGCATTCATCCAAGCGTGTATCCACAATGGTTTAGATTCTAATCCTGGATAGGATCTAATATTTTTAAATACTTGGTTCCACAAATAGAAAAATTCTGGCATCGTAGATGACAGTGTGATGATGTTATAAGCGTTCTTGCTCATAGACATATCCCACTCATCTGCTTTACCGTGCATAGACTTTTCATACATTGGTTCTATGGCTGCTTTCCATAGACCATATGCAGTCCTAGCTTCTGTTAGTAATTCTTTCCATAATACATCGACCTCGTATGTTCGTACGAGGTCTAAAAGATTATCACAATCATAACTGACTGTTTTCATTATGCCCAACTAAATTCTTTTTGTTTTTTCCAATCAGAATACATCTGTCCAAACATCATACCCTCGTGAGACTTTAACTCAGCACCATCTAATATCTCTATCTGCCTTTTCGTTAATTTGCCTTTCATCATTTCCTTATATTCAGTTGGAAATTCTTTGATATGTCTAGATATGTCCATATGTTTTTGTATACTGTCGTGACTTTCCCAGTCTCCACTCATAAATCTCCTGCTTGTCTGTTTTCAGACCGAGTTACTTCAAAAGATCCAGTAGGATATCTAGCAAGTAGTTTAGCCATATTCTGTGCAACAACTTGATTAAAATCAAATCCTAATGCCATACAAGCTTGACTATAATACCAGAATACATCTCCTAGTTCACGTAGCAAATGTACTTTTGTTTCATCGGTTAATACCTTTCCTTGGAAAGTTACCTTCTTCACAATCTCTGCGAACTCACCACCTTCAGCACTAAGACCAATAGCAGCAGTAAGCAAGCGTGCAATATCTACACCCTGTTTATCTAGTTCCTGAATTCTGTGAATGAATTCAGCATTATTCTTAGATGGTTGGCTTGTGGTACCATCCACAAACTCCATATATTGATCAATGTCAACTACTGTACGGTCGGTCATACTACAAAATCAGCGAATTTGGAAGTGTTTTTCTTTTCAAAGTCAGGTGTAAAGTCAACATCCTTGGCTTCTGCCTCGGAGTCTTTACCTTGTTCAACATCATACAGCTTCATCCTTGCTCTGTCAATACCCACAACAAATCTACGATACATTGTAAGATCATTGTATCTATTCTTTAATTGCTTAACTAGTATTTGGTTTTGCTGCTCAAGTTCCTCAGTAGAAATAAGAGCGAACATAAAATCAGCAGTTGCTGGAAGCCCGAAAGACTCACTAGTGTCGGTAAGGTCAACATCACTAGAACCAAAACCAGAACGGGTAGTCTGAGTCGCTGAGATAATCGGGAGGTCGAACTCGACAGCGAGACCACGAAGCTCTTCTGCAATCGCTTTAACATACGTATAGGAGTTAACAATAGCACCTTTATACCTCGATGATGCACATATATTTAAGTAATCTATGAATATAATATCAGGTCTAAAATCTTTCTTGAGTGCCAACTCATTCATCAATGACCTAAAATGACCAGCGTGTGCTGAAGCAGTAGGATACTCTTTGATGATTAACTTACCCTGTGTCTTACGTGAGAGATCTGATACCTTAGATTCAAAGATCATCCTAGGTAGATCTGGTATTTCTTTTATATTAACGTTAAGAAGGTTAGCATCAATACGTTCTGCAATCTTTTCCTCAGACATTTCCAAGGTAACATACAGAACATTCTTACCCTGTGACAAACAAGATGCTGCCACGTGACACATAAACAGGGACTTCCCTACTCCTGTTCCAGCGAGAGCAACATTGAGTGTTTTGTTGGGTATACCACCCTTGGTAATCTTATTGAAGTATTCCAGATCAAACGGAGTTTTTTCCTCGTCAGTAGTATAGAAATCAAAGCGTTCTTGATAGTCAACCAGATAATCGTGACCAATATGATCGTCAAAAGATACCGATAGAGCCTCTTTAAGGATGTCAGGAATCGCATCCCGACTTTTCTTATCGTCTTTACCATCTGCTAGTTTGATGGATTCCATCAAAGCTATGTATATTGCCCTGTCTTTACACCACTTCTCAGTGGCATCAAGCAACCAATCCTCTGTGGGATCTTCTATATCTTTGAATGATTCACAGAGATCTCGGACTTTACTATAAGTCTCATCAGAAACATCTTGCCGTCTTTCGACTTCAATGAGTATAACCTCCGTGGTCGGGAGACGGTCATACTTAGAAGAGAAGTTTTGGATCTCTTCATATACGACCTTCTCGTATAGTTCTTCATAGTATTCGGATTTTATAAAGGGGAGTACCTTACGGTAGTACTCTTCATTACTGATGAGACTCCGTAGAATAGTCCTTTCAATTCGTTCATTCATTACCGTATTTGAATTCTTTGGATGCAGCTTCGTCTAGTGCTTGCATTATTTCTGGGGTGAAGTACTTCTCAGGATCAGCAAGAATGCTCTTTGGATAAACAGAAGTTTCACCAAACTTAATCCTATTCCCCACACGGTTAAAGATTCCGTGCTTCTCACCCAGTTCCAATAATCCGTAATACTTGTCAAGACCTCTCTCATCAAAGAACAACCTTACTTTAACCTTAGAATTCTCTTTTG